CCAACTTCTTCAAGCACAGCGGATACTCGACGAGCTGATGACTGTGGCACGATAATGTCATCGCCGTATACGGCGATCTCACCGTCGTTGTTACAGTCTTCGATCCGAACGACCGCCCAGCAAAGGGCATAAAAGATCAGGGTCTCAAGCTCAAACGTAAACCCATTCCCCATTGAGGAGAACTTCTCTAGTCTAAGCCATTCGCCCCCATCCATACTAACGAACTTAGTTCGTAGCATATCGAGGATCTCAAACCAATGCGGGGGCAAAAGCTCTCGCACCAACGCATAACAGACAGTATCACTGGCTTTCACCAGATCAAGCGTGGCCAGCGCGTCCAGGTGGGCGCGACTAGCGAGCTTCTGATTCCTGGACTGATCGTCCAAGTTGATACCAACGCGTTTTAGACACCTTCTGATCAACGCGCCTATTCCCTTTTGAAGGAACAGGTTCATCGTCGGTTGAATGTCAATAGTTCGGCGAGTCTCGCTATCCTTGTCAGCCGTACTGATACGGCCGCCGGGGACAATACTAAACTCGTTGTCAAACACGCAGTAAGGCCCGACAATTTCGGACTCGCGTCCTAAGCGAGCTTGGAACATATTTACGTCGAAACGTAAATATGCCTTCGCAAGCGGAAGGGCCTCAGGCGTAACGCTGAGGAAAGGTTCGAGAATCTTTTTATCAAGAGTCGCATCCCTCGCCGTTAACGACGAAGTTGCACCCTTGCCCCAATCACAACCCTTGGCGAACTCCTCGAAAGGGAATTCACAAGAACACGGATCGCTCGCGCGACACCTACAACCCAGTATAGATCTAATTTTACGCCTAGCGTGAAGAATCACGCCATCGACGCCGTGTTTGCACGGAGACCTTGTGAGACGCAGGTTTGTGTCTCGAACTGCCAACTCGGTTTCTCGAAAACCGGCGTAAGCCTTAACCGTTAACGCTGCCTGATCAGCCGCACCCTTATATTTCGAAAGGTACTTCGACAAAGCATAATCTAGGGCGAAAGCTCGCGAGGTCGTATACTGCGAGGGATCAATCTGGATCTTTAAGGACGATCCAAACATCACCTTTCCGGGTAGTTCCCGGGCAGTAGCGGAATCCACGGACCTACAGAATATCAACGCCGCAGTTTTGGCGACGTCGGTATCAACCATTAGTTTTGATACATGGTTGTCCATCGTACACCATTAGGAGTACGAAGGCTGCAAGGTATCGAGATTCGCGATCACCATAGCCGAGGCCATAAGGTTACTCGCGAAAGCACGAATGTCGCGACGTTCGTTCAAGGTGGAACGCTCGGCGATATCGAACTCGATGCGGACCTTCTCCTGGTAAGCCACGGTCGGAGGCGGCGTCAAGCCGTTATCCGAGGTTCCGAGGGTTTCCAGGGTCGGGAGGCTCAGCGCGTAGATCGCTTTCGAAACACCGGGATTACTCCCAATGTTCATCGATCGCGTCTGACGATAAGAGAGCTTGTAAGCTCCCAAAGCGCTTGAAGGGTTCGGGGTGGTTTGTTCCCACCAGAAGACACCCTTCTCGTCCTTTCCGATTGGAGAGAATGTATAAGCGACCGGAGTACCGGCCCCGTTGTTGATCACAACGGTAGTGATTTGAGGCATAAGTCCTCTTACTGCGTGTGTTCCACGCGAAGGTTACATAAAGCCGCGACTACGCTTCGCCACAAGGTTGTGGACGAGCGCCGCCGCGTCGGTTGCCCTTTTAGCGTTAAGACTCACCTGTAGGCGAATCCCTGCTGGCCAGGGTAAGCTGCTAAGGACTTGACGATCCTTGGTCGTTCTGACTACTTGGTTCACTTCGTGGACGGACGAATCCTGTCCATCGGAGTAGTAGCCATTACCGTCATCACCGATAGTACCTGGTAGGTAAGTCCAGGGCCTTGAGGTCTCGCCATCACGTCGGTATTGCAAGTCTTCACGACTGCTCCTTGTGATGTACCCACCGTCGAAGTTCGATGAAAAGAGGGCTGTCCCTTCAAGATTCCGCATATACTGCGAAATATTAAAGAACCAGTCGCCCACGAAGCTTAGTGGCATTAACTGCCACGCAATGCTCAGCGGGTTTAAACTGGTCCAGTCTTGAATCTTTACGGAGTCATCCGGAAAGACAAAGTGGATTCCCATCTCCGTCCTCGAGATCCGACTACCGCTTACTTTTACATAAGGGTCTTCGAACGAACCAGAACCAGAGAGCGTCTCGCTTACTCCAGTAGAGGCTGAGGAACGTCTTTGCAAGTACACCAGTTTCGGTCTTCCGGGTCGGAAGACAGTCTCTGCTGCGTCGTAAATGGAACCTAAGAGCGGCATCCAGCCGTATCTATATTCCAACCACCTGCCAGTCATTTCGTCTAAGAGTACCTGACCAAGATGCGGGTTGCCCCGCTGGCCCGGCCTCTTTGACCAAAACGATCTGATCACATCTTTGGAGAACCTACCAAAGGTGTCACGGAAAGAGAGGATACCCCGTAGCATTTTAAGGGTCTGATGACCCTCTAGTGCGTCGATGATAATCTCACTGTTCCCTCGAAGCTCTTCATAGATCTTCTCGAGAACACGGTCATCCGTGCGCGCGTACTGAGCACCAAGCAGTTCGCCATCCTCGTACATTTCTGCAAAGGATAACGACCCACCGAGGAGTTTCTCAGTAAACTTAGTACCGCTGACAACACGTGAGTGCTGCCAGCGGGAACTAAGAACTCTCGAATTTCTTCGAGTAAAGCTATGTGCATTAGGACTTTTGAAGTTCCCATGCAGTTCTCCCGGGTTGAGCACATTCAGCTTGCGAGACCCGACCTCAACGTTGTTGGTACCAGTAGCTCTTGTAACAGAGCCATAGTACTCAGCTTCGTTGGTCCAGGTCTGCTGACCGATCGTGTTCGCCGTATAGGAGGTTAGCATAGTTTTTAACAG